ATTTATCTTAGCAAGTGCCTCCTTATTGGAGGCATTCTTTTCTCCATACATTTTTCCGGCGAGTGCGCCTATATAGGCAAATCCACCATAAGGAACAGTATCATTCAGCTGACACCAAAAATGCAATCTAGCTAGCGACTCTTCATTGTTTATTACTGCTAGTTTACAGCATTCTCTAAATGCTGAACGCCATGTTGTAAATGCGTCTGTATTAAAAGCAGTGATATTACTCACTGTATCCATTGCTTTAAATTTTGAACTAATGCTCATAGTCATATCCACGCTAGATATATCCATATTCATAGTAAGTTGTCTAGGTAGTAATTTAACACCACCGTAGCCATAAGTTAAACTATTGATTGGATTAAGACTGCGCCAAACATGTACTACATCTAAGTTATATTCATCAACTTCGTAATCAAAATTGAAATCATTTAATATGACAGCATCGCCGTCTACTGCCCAAAACATTTTTGTAAATGCTCGCTTGGCTGCGGCTATGTGCGCTTGATGTATACCTTTAACACCATGTACACGTTTAGCTAATGGAAACCGTTCTTTTAGATTCTGATAATTATCATCAGCCTCAGGTTCATTATAACTGATAAAGATTATATCATACACGTTTGCGAATTACCCTTGGTGTATTCTGATATACTAATCTAAAAAATTTACTACCTGCACTATCAAGATTAGCTATTTCTAAATTACATTTTTCTTTTAATTCATTACCTAAGAAATTGATGTATGCGGTGCTAACATCGGGTTCTGTACCTTCGTGTTTTTCAGCCCAATATCCTGTTAGATAATCAAAATCACGTACATTAGCATAATCCCAATCTGTACAATTAGTTAGATAACAACCTTCTCTTGCACCAAGTATTGACCATATACCATTTTCTACATCTGATCCTACACTACACCAGATAAGCAATCTGTGATAATTTTGCCACCAAACACCTTTAAGATCCGGAACACGGGCTCCTTGATTTAATGACATCTTTACGCCTTCGCGGAATCCTGCTCGCCATGCTTGAAACGGACTACCAGTTGTTATACTTTCGCTATAGTTTTCGTTAAATTGATAGTATCTATCATCAAAGCAAAACTCAACTAATGATTTAGCATCTGCCGGATCTGAGTTTTCGTGTGTACGCATTTCATTAACAAACTTACGTGTCCATAATTTAAGACCGCCGTTGCCATACATTAATCCATTTATTGCAACTTTACCGCACCATGAAAATACATTTTCTTTGCTTAGACCTAATTCTTCAAGATCAATTTCAACTTCAAGAAATGCAGGATCTACAATATTGTCTGCATCTACAGTAACAAAGTATTCAGTTTCACTCAGAGCGGCACAGGCTTTATGTGCGGCATCTGATCCTTTTACACCATGTACACGCTTTGCCCAAGGTACCTTTGCTAGCAAATCTGCGTAGTTCTTTTCGGCGTTTGGCTCGTCATAACTAAGGAAAATAATATCCTGTTCTATAATTTTTATTTTATTCATGTACTATCCTTAGACCATAATTTTTAAAAGTCATTTTACAACTAATGCTTATTTTTTTAATATCTTGTTCCAAGTTACTAACAAATGGAATTTCAACAAATTTTTCACTCACAAGATTGACTACATCTATCGGTATTGTCCTGATAAGGAAATCAAAATCTGTAGCAAGGGTTACAAAGAACAATAACTTTTGATTAAGTAATCTTTCATTGATCAGTTCTTTGTATTCATTATCAAGTTTAAATCGCCATACATGATCTTTTTGATTCCATTCGACAATACAATCACGTTGCTCATCTGTTGGTTTTAACCATTCATAAAGATTATTTTTAAAGACATATCCCTCGTAGTCTTTTTCAACTACTGCTAGAACTGACTTTTTATAACTTACTACAAACTCTGAAAATTTACGGCGACCTGATATTAGTTGTTCTACTAATTCAAAGGGTTGTATTATGTAATGTTCAAAATGCGGATTTGGTTCTACTCCAACTGACATAATTTGACCAGTTTGTCTATTGTAGTAAACATAGCATTTAGAATGATCGTATTTAATTTTAAATTTTGCCATTATATAACTCTTCTATGCTAGCTATTATATCTTTAGTAAGAAAGTCTTTCTCAACATAATGAAATAATTTAGTCTGTTTAATATTACCTACTACTAATTCACCTTTGGAATTATAAACATAAGGTACAGTATCTTGCCAACTACCCGGCACAGGATCCCATCCTTGCAACGGTGTTTTCATATGTATGAATTCTAATGGACTGCATACATCAATAATGTTCTGATTTCCACCTAATATTTCTAAACTCACTGCACTGGCTAGATCCATACTTAACCAATTTTGATATTCAACAGATGCAAATTTTGTCCAGGACCATTCCCAGTTGTTACATACGAATTCTAATATTTTATAAAACTCTAATGCAAGATCAGTTTTTTTAAAATAGTGCAAACCAAAATATGTGTTACTGAGATTGTTTGCTCTAAATGGTTTCCTATGTACTAGGTCCTCAACTAGATCTAATTTATAATTTTTAATCCTACTGCAAAATGTAAGGTCATAATGTTGACAGTAATCCCACCAACTAGTAACGTCCTCTAATAACAGCATATCACTGTCTAGGACTATAGTTTCTTCATAGGGACTAATATGGAATAATTTCCATCTGTGTTCAGCAGAATATCTTGTAGGATCTGAATCATCTGTCCAAGGTATAGGAATTATGTTATCAAATAATTTCCTGTATTTTCTAGGAACACTATCATTAGTAACTATACTTACAGAATGTATTGTAGGCTGACTTATTTTAATAGTCATCGCAAGGGCACATGCCTGTTTTACATAGTTAACAGATTTACTATTTTGAGCAAACAATAAAAATCCTTTAGACACCTACACCTCCGTCAATGAATCTGCCTAGACTTAATTTATTCATTATATGAACATCAGTGTTTGACAATTTAACTGCATGATATTCGCCAAGATGATGTCTTTTTTCTACTAGAGCTTGTATTTTATTATCTTTAATGTCTAGTAGGATATCAGTATCAAGTGCATGAAATAGTGATCCGGGGAGCGATGTAGCAAATTCTCCGTTTGTTTTGCCATTCATTATGTGTATAGCAATGCTAAAAGAAAAGTCATTTCTATATAACGGATCATCAATGCTGTACAATGTTCTAAAATAAATCCAATTCTTTTTAATATATGTAACAAGATCAAAGAAGCAAGATATCACTTCATTCTTTTCAAATACGAAAGCTGTTGCCCAGTATAAGGGAATAGAATATTGATTGATCCTTGGTATATTTGACTTATGTCTCCAGTCACAAATATCAACTATGTTTTTATAAATTTGTAAATCGCTAGGATTGTCAAATGCAATTTTAAGATTATCAGAATTAATTATATAATCGCTGTCTATAACTAGGGTCTTATCATACGGTGTTAGATCGTAAGCACGATTTCTTGAAACATTTTTCCAATCCATGGTTCTAAAAAACATAGTACCATCATTAAACTTTTTTAGTCCGTGATTTTCGTGCCCTATACTAATAACCTTTTCAAAAGGATGATTAGGATAATTTTTAATTAGATATTCTTCGTTGTCAGTAATAAGAGTTACTGGAACCTCTAAGTGATTCCGTACTCGTTCAGCGGCGAAGACTGCTAGTTTGATATAATCTACGATTGCGTTGTTCAACGCAAATATTACACAGCCCTTTTTCATAGGCTAACAAGATCTTTAATTTTTCTTTTAGATTTTATATCTGTAAATTTAGCAGAATACTCGTTTACTGCTTCAAAATATTTTGATACTATTTCTTCAAAGAATTTAGGAACATCGTCAATTATAACAGGCCAACCATTTGCATCTAAAAATGGTATATCCTGTACATGTCCTAGGTCAATTGCTGTCTTAACAAAATTTATTAGTTCTGGGGAAACTTTAAATGTTCCGCCATTTTGATAGTAAAGTAATTTCTGTTGAAATTCTTCAAGTATTAATCTTCTTTGATTTGAGAGAGTAGCCATATAATTGGCCACAGCAAATGCTTTTTCGATTCTTTCATCCATAGATAACTCCGTAATGTATATAATACACTACAGTAATTATCTTGTCAAATCGATTGATTAAGCTAAACTGGTAGAGCTAGCTGATGGAAGCGGTTGACTTACATAGCTTCCAATAGCGTAATATGCTTGGATAGTACTAGTAGTTGTGCCATCAACGTTTTCGTCAATACCAAAACCTGGATCTGGATAACTTGCTGGTGCTAGTGACGCATCTTGGAATTGCGGGTTAAAATACAATGTACCTGAAATCCAGTAGACTTGTAACACGTATTCATTTGGATAGTAGTTATAAGTGTTTGGCGCATGTCTATAGGCAATAATTACAGGTGTTGCTGGCGTAGCAGAATTAACTAATTCATGGAATCCAAAACTACTTGCAATACTATCCATTGTACCGGTAGCACTAGTGCCGTGTGCTGAGAAATATATAGTTCCCATACCAGTCAATATGGTATTCCAGCTGACATCTTTTTGTGTAGAACCTGCACTAAATGGACCAGCTATAGATGCACTGATTTCAATCCTACCACCTGAGTTGAAAAAATATCGTGCATTGTCCAAACTACCAAAATTTAATTGAGCAGTATGCTGTAATGTGCCGTTCCAAGGAGTGTTTCTTATAACATCTCCAAAGCTGAACGCACTACGACCACCTTGTCCTCCAGTAGTCGGGGGAGTAGCAAGTTTATTTGTCACAACTGTTGTGGCAGTATTTGCTAATTTAGTCCAATCAGATGCCTTAACTGTTGTACCGGCAGTAACACCTCGATAATCAGGAGGGAAAGTTGCATCAAGTGTAGGATCTGTTCCTGTCTGGTGCCATCTGCAACGCCATAAGTCTGTCCAAAGATTAGTATAATGAGCTAGAGTCACTTTACCTCTAGAAGCAACTTGACTACTAGCAACTGATTGACCATATCCGCTATCACCGGATCCATTACCTAAAATAGTTCCAACACTGCTTTGGATATTATTATAATCCTGTGCGGTGATCTTTTGTCCTGTTGATATTGTCATTACCTATACCTTTTTTATAAAATTAAACATTCTACAAGTTTTACTGCAATATCATCATTAGTCTCTAATGCTATTGCAAATACATCTTGTAATTTATCATGTGCCACGGTAGCAGTACCCTCATTTCCGGCAATTAGTCTATCACCTTTACGTACAGATCCTGATACTTTAACTGGCACACGACCTTTTAGAGCAATATAAGTACCGCCAACTAATTCTTGATTCATCATAAATGCTGGATTGGCACTAACTGCTCCAATTGCACGATCACCAAGAGTACAAGCAGTAACTTCAGCTTCTCCGCCAACAGCTACTACTGTTCCAACTTCATATTCTTGATCTGCTAGGTACTTTTCTGCTAAGTCGGCATAGTTAGCCGCTGTTGCTGTTCCAGAAAAATATGTAGCAAATATACTACCAGCTGTTACATTGACACCGTTGATTGTTTGATCAACTGCTGTACGAGCTACAATAGTGTTTGATGTTGAAGCTGTATCTGCACTAAGATAAGAACCACCTAATCCTAGTCGATCTGCTCTTAAAGCAGTACCGCTAAATGTTGTAGCATAAACAGTTCTCCAGGTATTTAGTGTTGTACCTAAATCACAAGAATTAGATATTCCTGGTTGAACTGTTGAACCTACTAGTTTCATAGGGCTAACTGGTGCGTTATTTGATGTAGTTGTGAAAACTATTGTATCATTTAACTGATTGTAAATTGTAGGAGTAGTGTTAGCATCGTTATAAACACGTAATTTTGCTGGATTGCCCACAGTATATCCAACATCGGCAAATTGAACTAGTGTGCTAAATGTTGCGTTTGATGACAATGTAAAATTACTAATGTCATAACCGCCTAATCTTTCTGAATTAGATGCTGTTCCCCAGAAACGCTGATTACCCGTTGTCTGACCTAATTGACTGCTGTTAGTAGTATATGCTAGTGTAACACCCTGATGTATGTCACCAAAACCAGCGTTAACTAGTGTAGTATTTGTTGATGGGTCTAAAGAGAACAAAGCATCTGCACTAATAATAAAGACTGTTTGATTATTAGCAATCGCTTGAATTATAGCGTGTGTATTACCTAGTGTATCTCGTACACTAGTAGATTTCATTTGTGTAGTACCAGAACCTGCAACACCCTGTGGTCCAATTAGTACAGGTGCTGTACCATTCCATACATATAACTGATTGTTAGAGCTATCATACCAAAAATCACCGCTAGTTAAACCAGCAGGTAAGCTGGCAGCGGTAGTTGATCCACCTGTAATTCTCCAGTTTCCGTTTACATCGTAAAATCTTAGTTTATTATTTGCAGTATCATACCATACTTGACCAGGAGTTGGTTTGCCTGGTGCATTATTATTAGCAAAATTTTCTAATAGATATACAAAGTTCTCATTTTGTATGATTCCGTAACCCGCATAGTTTTTACCGACTATTTTTAAATCAAGAGTTTGATCCAATGTGCCGTCGGCTACTGTGGCTACTGCTGTTCCGTTATATTTGTATATGGTATATGGCATGTGCTAATTCCTCATTGCTAGTATTTATGCTACTAGCTATTACAAGTTTTGTGTAAACGACCACGATCCGGCGCTTACTGTATATAATTTTTTGTAAACTACACTACTAATAGTACAGTATATTCTACATTTTGTGCCGTTTTGACGTTCACTTGCAGGATAAATTACGTTAATTACAGTTGACGCTATCTGTGCATCAGTAAGTCCGGTGCAATCGATGTTGCCTAACCCTAGCGGCTGTGAACTTGCGGTTGTATCAACGTAGTTTTTATTTGCGGCATCTGTAGAGGAAGACGGTGTTGCTACACTAGTAATCTTTGCAGAACTAACATCTACTGTTCCAGTACCTTTTGGTAATAGTGTAATTGTCCCGTTAGCACTCCCCGAGTTAACATAACTAATTGTGCTAGATGCTACGTTAACATAACCAGCTTGTAGTGTAGTTAAATTACCAATACTAGTCAATCCAGGAGCACTTGTTACTCGAACTGCTAATTGAGTTTCAGTGAGTACAGGGAATCCGTTAATAGAGAACGATTTTCCAACTGCAAGGTTGATACTGTCAGTACTCATCCACGAACTTGCCGCATTGCTCCAAGTAAATGTTTTGTCAGTAGCACCTTTAAGTATAATACCGCCAGCATCTGCTGTAGTGTCTGATGGAGTTGCTACATTACCGAGCTCAATATTCTTATCAACGATTTGAATAGTTGTAGATTCAAGGAATGTAGTAGTACCTTTAACATCAAGATTACCTCGGATAATAGTGTCACCATTAACATCTAATGATGCTGCCGGAAATGCTGTGTTAACACCTACATACTGATTAGTTGCATCAACTGATAAATTAGTAAAGGTTCCTGAATTATTTGTAGTTACAACTGTAAAGTTTTGATTAGCTATAGTATTTTTAATTGAAAAATTAACATTAGATACATTAATTTCTGTAGCAGAACTTGGGCCAAGTTTTAACGGAGTTGTGTTTGTTAAACTTAAAATACCGGAAGAACCCGAATTGCTAGTGGTGCTAACAAATGCCTCTGCTGCCTTTAACGAACCGTCGGCTGCTACAAGATAGTTAGACTTACTACTTACATGATCAAACACTATGCTTCCAGTATTTGAACTATATGAGCCGGCAGTAAATCCTACTCCCACATTACCTGTAAATCCACTTATGTTACTCTTAGGAGTAAATGCATCTTTACTAAAAATACCAAGTAGCACTTGATTAACGTACAATCCAACTACTGTATGATTGACACTTAAATTGTCCAATACATCAAAAACTTGAAATCCTGAAAGACCTTGTGTATTTGTATATAACGGACCTGCTAAGAAAAGTCCAGAACCGTCATTAAAGTATAATTGCTTTCGAAGACTATCGATCCATAAGTCGCCTTGAACTAGTGTAGGGATAGTAGAACTAACTATCGTACCGCCACTTACCTTAAAACTATTACCATCATAAACTTTTAATCTACCAGATGCACTATCATACCACAATTGGCCTAAGATAGGATGATTAGGCTGACTTGTATTTGCAAAGTTTTCTAAGATCTTAACAAAGTTTTCAGCCAAGTATTGTCCATAACCGCTAACATTTTTACCAACTAGTGTTAAATCTGTTGCAGTTTGATCAACTGAACCGTCAACTACTTGAGTAAGAATCGTTCCGTCTGTTTTTGTGATCTGGTAACTCATTATAATTGTCCAGTAAAAATAATATAATTAATAGTCTGATATGGATTCATGATATTAATTGGCTGTGCGGTCTTATCGCTGTTAACTCCGCCGCTACTTGGAAATCCGTAACCGGTACTAGAAGTTGGCATACCTCTATTCGCTGTAACCTTACCAGACGTATCTGTAGCACCAGGTAAGCCGGCAGCATAGTATTGGCCTTGGCCACTGTTTAATGTATGTTCGTGATCTGGTAGTTGATTTGTTAACAATACTTTTGTTGATGTTCCGGATGAACTACCAATCACATCAGCAGTAACATCTGTTACTCGATTAGCAAATGAACTAATAGTACTGATAGACGTTGGTGTAGCTCCCGGACTCGATTTAGCTGTAACTTGAATGTTGTTATTCATATTATCAGCACCGAGTGGGAATCGACCTCTTAAGTCTGGTAATCCAAAAGTGTTTTGGCCAAGGAGTGAAACTGCTAGTTTGTAGGTATATCCGATAGTTTGATATAATAATGGATAACTTGCAATCGGAACTTCAGCACCGTCGCATAGCAAATATCCCTTAGGTACTGAAGACCCAGCAAACGGAAATATTGAACCTACTGGTACTGTGGCTACGTTGCTAAAAAACGTAGCTTTAGTTATTTTTCTTAAACCTGGATTAGTTGCATCATTACGATATATTAAGAACTGGTCGCCATTTTGACTGTCTGTAGCCGCAGTTTTATCTAAACCAATAATAGCATTAGGTGCTAGTGCTACTGTGAATGTAGCAGTACCTGTTTGAGTTTGGCCATTATAACTGATAGAGTTACTCGATACGTCGCCGGTTAAACTAAATGTAGTTGCACTAGCTAAGGCACTGGCAGTACCAGTAATGTTACCAGTTAGGGTTCCACTAAATGCTCCACTAAATGCTCCAACAAAGCTGTCAGCGTATATATTTCTAAATGGTCGTGTACTTGTACCAATGTCATATAAGTGCGCCGCGCTGTCAGAGCCTGGCTGTATTACAGCCGCTGATAATGGGTTACCGCTTGTCCCACCGTCAAGATAATTTAAATAAATTTGTCCGTAACTAGTAATGTCGTCACCAAAATAGGACTTCTTGGCAGCTGAAAAACCACCGTCGGTGATCAATGCACCAGTTCCAACTTCTCGACTGTCTGTATTATTAGTATTTGAGATAATACCACTAACATTTAATGTGCCTAGTACATCTAACGTAGCTTGAGGATTAGTATTGTTCTGTCCAATACCTACATATTTCTGCGCATCCAGATGTAATAGTGTTACTAGGCCATCGGTATTATTATTAACTTGGAAATTAACACTACTACCTGCTGTCTTAGAATAAAATACAGTCTGTGATCCGTCACTAGTAATGTTGAAATTTAATCCAGTACCAAGACTTATACCACCGCTATTGTTAACTTGCAATGGATAATTCGTAGTGCTTGTCTGATCACTTCTTAAGAAGTTGCTGGCGGCAACTGATTTGCCACCTGTGTTTAGTGCATCTGCTGACGAAGCTGTTCCGACAAACTTGTATGTCGATAAAGCAAAATTAGCAAGACTAGTATTTTGTACGTTGATACCTGCAGATATTCCGTTGAATCCAGTAAGTGCTGTCTTAGGAGTAAATGTGTCTGCGCTGATAATAGCTACTCGTGTGTCATTAGAATAAAGACTAATAACATTATGGCTAACCGGAGGATTCTGAGCGTCAACGATTGTTTCAACTTGGGGACCTGTTTTCAATCCTGCTGAAAATTGTGGACCTACTAGTAACCAGTTTGATCCCGAGTAGATATAAAGTTGTTTGTTATTTGTGTCAATCCACAGGTCACCGATTAATCCATTAGGCGTAGTATCAGATTTTTTAACAGCACCGGCGGCATTCCAATTAGTACCATCATACACCTTAAGCAAATTAACGCCAGCGGAGTTGTCGTACCATATCTGCCCTTGCACAGGACTAGTTGGTGCTGTTGGAGCCGCAAAATTTTCTAGTAAATGTAAAAAATTTCCAGCTACTAAAGGTGCGTATCCAGAATAGTTTTTTCCTACAAAAGTTAAACTTGTCTGATTGTTTAGAGTTTGGTCGGCAACCGTAATTGGAGTTTTTGCAGGATTATTTGTTTCAGTATAATTTACTTGATAACTCATATTATACTCCTGCTAGGCCAGTAAGGCTTTGTATTCTTACAGTATAATCTATCTGTATAAGTCTATTCAACGCTTTTTGTACAGGATGGAATATAACGTGAGTTAGTAGTAGACTAGATTTAGTAGCACTGTTATAAGATACTAGGCCTAGCTCATCAAATACTGCTGGAGATGAATTACTGTTTGTTGTGTCAAATGCAGACTGTCCTGAAATATTTTCACCGTAGTCAAGTAAACAAGTTACTAAGATATCAGTGTAGTTTACACCAGTTACATGACGTACTTCAATAAAGTTTCTAGTAGGATCAGTGTTAAGACTAGAAGTACCGTCTACAACTTTATAGTATGTTTGATTGTACAAGCTAGCATTAGAGCCACTGCTGTTTGGTGTAAGATATGTAATAATTCCCGTAGGATCTACGGCAGTGCCGCCATTACCAAACGCCATCTGATTAATTACACCTTGTCCGCTGTTGGCAATACTTTCTGCCAGTGCAATACTCATGTTTTCGTAATGGATCGCATTGCGTTTGTTGACGTAGATTTCCTCAGATTTTGGATCCCAAATCTTAATATGGCCTTCAATGTGTACGCCGGTTAATTCATTACTCTGCATATTGGTCTCTCTTTATCTAGTATTTATCTGTGTTTATTATCTGCTAGTTTAATATTCATCGGGCACCGGTAGATCGTCTAGGATATGCTGATCCACTAGCGGGTCTAAATCCGTAATTTTGTTTAGGAAATGTAGTGCCTGTATGAAAATATTTGTAAATTTGATCTACTTTGGGAGTACCTAGTCCTGTTACAGCATCCCATCCTGTAGTCGTTGTATATCCAGTTGTATACCCGTTTCTGTTATCACCGCTAGTAATATCATTAAAAAATGTAGTACTATTAGAATACCAAACAGACATATCAAATGGTATACGTGTACCTAGCTGTTGACTTAATCTAGCCCAGATGCCTGCTAGCAACGGAGCAGACGCACTAGTACCACCGACTTGAATTAAACTTCCTCGAACAGTACTTGTGCCGGCGTAATAAAATACATAACCAGTTTGTGGATCTGCTGGAGCACTTATATCCGGTATCCCCCTGCGAGGTAAACCAGTAGGAGTCCCGGTAGTGCTGGCAGTTTTAGTAGTCGTAGTTAGTCCGGTTTGCCAACTAGGTCGTGCTATCGACGAGCTAATGCCGCCGCCACTACCGTCCCATGCTACTTCACTAGTGATTTGATTACTTCCATTTAATGTAATTGTTGTTCCGCCAGCACTAATCATGTACTGACTACAAACACTAGCTGCCATACTTAAATTATTTGCACCACTATCTCCACTACTGACAAAACAGGTAATACCTTTTACAATCGCGGCTTGAAATGCCGAATCATATTGTGTTCCATCGCCCAGTCCCCAGCTAATGCCAATAACGCTCGGATTATTGACTGTGTCATTTACTGCGGCATTAATATTATTAAGAATACTTTGTGTTCCAGTGTTTGGTGAAATGTAATATGCAATCTTTGCACCAGGTGCTACTGCACCAGCACAATAAATGTCTAACATTGACTCGCCTGAACTAGTTGGGCTGAAATACGCATTACCTATATTAATTGTTGTAATTGACGGTGCAGTTAATCCAATGCGACTAAAAGTTGCAGTTACATCAGGTTGTTGCCATCCTTCGGCATAGCCCGCTAATACTGCTGGATCTAAACTTAATTCAAAAATTCCAATGCAGGCGCCGTAGCCGTTTCCGCTCGGAATATTATAAGCGGTGGCCATCTGGATAGGTGTAACTGCCGCATCTGGATTTGCTGTTTGTGCATTTGCAACCTTAGCTAATTTCTTAGCTAAAAAACTTTGATCAAATCCCGGAACACTATCAACTATGTCTGCAATTTCTGATGGTATAGTAACTGTTCCCAAAGGATACATATAGGTTCTGCCGTTTTCAGTAACATCTAATAATGTAATTTTAAATAGATCATTAAATGTCTGGACTTTTCCTATAACCTTAACTACACTTTGTCCATGATGTGCTTCTTCAATAGATAAATTTTTACTTGTTGCCCAAGCTATTACCTTATTTAAATCAGCATCTGTTGCACCAAATTGATAAACAAATTCATCATGTCCTAAAATAGGATTTTCTCCTGCAATAACTGTATCAGCATACTCCTGAAGAGTCATACCATTTTCGTGGGTATCTCTTTTAAGATACAAACTAATGTGTATCTCTTGATTGGGGTCTTTAGCTATAGTACTAGACATATTAGACTTCTAATTTAAGATATGTGAGTGTAACTGTGATAGGACCAGTAACACCGCCGTTGTTGTAAATTTTTAAATACATGTTTGATGTTACAGTAACATCTGCGTTGTATCCATATACTGCTGGAGTAAAATTTGTCACAGTGGCTGTGTTACCAGTTGTTATTGATTCTGCAACTATACCACTACCCGGAGTTGGATCCGTAGTAATACCTCTTGATGAATCTGATGATTGAGCACTCGAACTAGTGTATACCGTCACCCATGCTCCTGATGTACAAGCTATACTATATAATGCATATCCTTTAGCCGCTGTTACTGTTGCTGTAGAGCTAGCACCAACTGCTAGAGAAGCAGTCGTAGTAGATACCGTAGCTCTGCTTCCAAGACCGGTAGCGTTTGATGTTATTGTACCATTATTGATTGTAATAGTTGTTCCGTCAACTTTAACACCGCCTAGGACACTTGTTGTTGCTGTTGGTAGAGTGTACGTGCTTGCTCCGCTGATAACACCGTTATTAATTGTAATACTAGTACCATCAACCTTAACTCCTCCCAATACACTAGTAGTTGCTGTTGGTAAACTATATTGAGCGGCTACTAATTGACTACTTCCGTTTAGTGTAATAGTTGATCCATCAATCTTAACACCACCTAACACACTAATTGATGCAGTTGGTAATGTGTATGTACTATTTGCAGAAAGTTGTCCTTGACCGTTTATAGTAATACTGATGCCGTCGATCTTAACTCCACCGAGCACATTGGTAGTTGCTGTCGGTAAACTATATTGTGAGGCTACTAGTTGATTAGAACCATTTAATGTAATTGTAGTTCCATCGATCTTAACTCCACCCAATGATGTAGTTGTTGCGGTTGGTAAGAATGAGGATATAATTCCATTATTAATAGTGATCGAAGTGCCGTCAATCTTAATTCCACCTAGGATCGTTGTCGATGCTGTTGGTAAAGTGTAAGAGCCACCACCGCCTCCACCAGTCGCACTAATTACTCCATTACTAATTGTAATAGTAGTACCATCTACTTTAACACCGCCAAGTGTAGTAGGGGTAGCTGTTGGTAAACTATAAGAATACGGAGCACTTATAGTACCGTTGGCAGGATTAATAGTTATAGAGGTTCCATCAACTCTTATACCGCCCAGTGTACTAACTGATGCTGTCGGTAAACTGTACTGCGTAGCAGAAATAGTTCCGTTATTAATTGTAATACTAGCACCATCTACCTTAACTCCGCCAAGTATGAATGTACTTGCAGTTGGTAAAACATAACTTCCACCACCGCCTCCACCAGTCGCACTAATTACTCCATTACTAATTACAATAGTTGTGCCATCAACCTTAACACCGCCTAACTGACTTGTAGTAGCTGTTGGTAAATTATATACTGATGAAATTACTCCAGTTCCGCTATTAATTGTAATACTAGCACCATCTACCTTAACTCCGCCTAACAGGCTTGTAGTTGCTTGTGGTAGTGTGTAGGTTGAAATACCAGCACTAATAATTCCTGATCCGTTAATTGTAATGGTTGTACCATCAATCTTTACTCCACCTAAGCTAGTCGTTGTAGCTGTTGGTAAAATATATTGCGGAGCTCTAATTACACCATTATTAATAGTAATTGTTGAACCGTCAATCTTAACACCACCTAGTATACTAGTTGATGCAGTCGGAAGATTATACGCTGCCGAGATAACACCATTGTTGATGCTAATCGAAGTTCCATCAATTTTAACCCCGCCGGTTGTTATTGTACTTGCGGTTGGCAATATATAAGTTTGTTGATTGAATAACTGTGTAAAGTTTGAATTTATTTTTGCACCTGCTGACCTCAGAGTGTCACCGGTACCGTCATTCACTGCCGATCCAATATTAATTAGTTGTTGCGCCATCTTTTTTATCCTTGGTCAAATGTAAGATCTGTTCCGGTATTGTCAAACGTAAATGCGTTATTGTCAAATGCCGGTGTTGGTAATGTACTTATTTGAGTATACCATGATCCAGGAACTGCCTTAACAAAGGTAGCTATTGGGCCATTATCTACTAATAGGTTAGGAGTAACTTTGCCATCAAAGTCTGTGCCGGATCTCTTAATCACAGTCACCTGTGTGCCGGCCGCTAGTGTGTTAGTTAATCTCAACGAGTTGGTTCTGCCGTCTACAGCAAAATCAGCATCAAATGTTGTGTCGCCCTCTGGACTGGTTGGTGCTATGTTAATATTATGTACATTGTATGGAGATTTTTTCAATCTTATATTAATAACAAAATATTGCCAGTTAGCTGAATTAGCTGTGAATGTTGTACTAGTGTGTGCAGTTAAACACTTGTATTGATAGCTACCATAATTTACTATCATTCCAACTGAATAACTTACACCGGTTGCCCAGTCAGACGTTACATAGCCTCCAACAAAAACATCAATGTCATTGCTTTGGCCATAGCCAACTGGTATTTGAGATTGTTGTGTCCAGTAGGCAGTGTTTGATGGCGAAGGATAAACTGTTTGAGTAGTAGTTAAAGTATATGCTGTTGATACTAGATAGTACAAGTTGTTAAATGTTACTACATTATTTGAGGTATACTGATAGCTAGGATCAAATTCTCCAATAAAGGTATATCCGGCCGCATTTAACCAACTAGTCACGCCAGAGTTAGTTGGGGTAAAGGTCAACGGAACTGTGTTAGTACCATCGCTTAATATCTTATAAGTTTGGAAGTTATCCTGATAAGGAATAGTTTCGCTAGCACCTATTTCTTGAACTACGGTTCCTGTTCTATAGATCTTGCCTACTCCTGTTCCGAGCGTACCTCTATGTAGTTGTCCAAGCACGTTTCCGTTAAGAGTAAAGAATTCAATACGCTCCCCTTTAATTTCAATAATGCCAGGTTTATTACCTGCTGGATTTGGAGCGTCAAAGTTACTTGCATCCTTAACTGTAATTGTTGTATCAGTAGGTTTTAATTCAACTGCTAGTTCAGTTTGTTTTAACTTGTTTAATCGCTTGAATACCGTACGATTCAACATGTCTTTAAATTGCATATAAGCTATACCTGACTTTAGTATGTTGCTACTAAATGTCAATATTCTAAACACATCATTAACTGCTGGCGGAGTAGCTAATTTTATACTTTGCATATCTGATTGCAGAGCATAATCAACATCTGGATTCAATAATTTTCCGTTTTGCTCTACCCATACATAAGAAGAATTTATAACAGGTCGTTCTAAGGTAATTAGACCGTTAAACAAACTCTTATAAGCAAAAAATTCTGCTGTATCAACAGTATACGAACTTGTTAAACCAGGAGTAATATTTCTATTAGTTGCTTGAATATCAAGAATACTATGATTGTAGTTAGAAATAACTTCTATAGTATGCCCGGTATCATAGGTATTAGCAAAGCGTATCTTAGGAGTTGTTCCTGGAATATAAACGTATCCTGCATCTGAAGCTATAGAAACTTTTAATTGCTGTCCGCTGTAAGTAGCGGCAACTGCACTAGTCAATACAATGCTGATACCATTTGGAACAAATTTCCAATCAGTGTTAAAGTTTAAAGTAGTATTGCCTGCTATGACTACTACATCTTGAACTGGTATAGATGACGGGGTATATCTAGCACTGTCGATAGTATAGGTGTACTTGTTAGATTTAATAGTAAAATATACAACACCGGGTGGACGTAAAATTGTGTTGTCCACTCGAACTATCATACTGCCTTCGGCTGGTAATCCGATACCAACCGCATACTGTAAATTATAATCAGTAGTACCATTACCTACTAGTCGTTCTTTTTTAGCAACGGAGAATGTTTGACTTGAGCCGGCAACAATAATGTAAGTTATTAGTGACTGTGCCGCAGGTGCTATTAAGAATCTAATACCTATTCTATTTGGATTAGCATAAGTGTCGTCTGTTTCAAAAATAGTTACAGTCTGCGCTACACCATTAACATAAACTGCTTGTGTAGTAGGAGTAATGTACTTGGCATTAGTTATAAATTCTAATGTGTTGCCGTCACCGGTGAAATGATCTATTTCTAAAATATTACTGCCGTTAAAGCCAATAGATGTAATAGATACATAGGTTCCCAATGCAGGAGGATAAGTGAATACTACCTGTTGATTTTGATAGTCAACAACATAATCATCCGGTGCTGTTAGTACAGTCGAACTTGTACCAACTGCTGTTCTTACAATTACTGCACCTGCACTATTTGGTGTTTGGCTAATAGCATAATTTCTAGTAACACCGTCACCGATATATGGATCAACATGGATGTTAGCCGAACCAGAAGTTGGCTTGTCGTATATCTTAATAGCTACAGCATCAACCACTTGTCCTGGGACTACTTCTTCGGGAGCCGGACTAGTCGACGGGGTTACAAATCCATCGCCATCTACTAGAATATCATCTGCAGATAATCCAGTAGCAGTGCTGTATACTAGATCTCCTCCGGTTAGTGCAGTATCATAGTCGGCTTCATTTGGAGCAATTGAACCGTCACTAGTTGTTTGTCTAAATATGAATTGATCACCGTTACCAACTGTGAAGGTATTAGGAATAGTAAACGTACTAGTCGTTCCATCAGCAGTGATAGTTCTCATAACTGCATTTGTATTAGTAACCTGTAAAGAGCCGTATATCGGATCATCGATTCTTACTGGTTTTAGATAGCTACTAATGGTAAGAACAGTTCCAAAAATCAACGGTGTGTTCAATGTAATAACACCTTTACCAAATGGATCAGTTGTCGTAATCACTGATAGTGTTCTAGTAAATGTAATAGTACTGCCATTGCCGATATCTTTGTACAAGATTTGATCAATTTGTACATCGTTAGCACCAATGATCTGTTGTACCTTAACACTTAAACCGAGTGTACCTGACACAAACGGACTAATTGTTATTGTATCGCCTACTGAAATTCCAACAACATTCACTAGTGTAATTACATTACTACCTTTCTTGTTAGATGCATAAGAACTGCCAGTTACTGCATGGCTGTTTCCTAATAGTATAGAAACTGCCGAAGTAACTGTTGGAACAATATCTCTAGGATCAAATGTATAGACTAATCGAACACCGTCACTAGTATAGCTTTCACTAAACAACTGACTATAGTAAACGTTTAGTTGTGTTCCTGATGCAGGAGTGTAAGGTAACGTAAATGAATGTGTATTAGCTGAAACTTGTGTAATGAAATCATTAAATGTTGAATCTTGGCTATCCCACTTGTCAGACCAGTAAGGTGTACTTCCCCAACCAGTGTTAACATCAAAACCAATACCGCTGACAATTACTCCGCCGTAGTCGATGCCTGTCATTAACTGACTCAAATCTTTTCCGGGCTGTCCATTTTCTGGATTATAAAAATGTTGTATTCTGTCAGTGGCATTTAAAATTGACGAATCTTTTAGATAGGTTACTAAGATAATACTATTCTTAGCTGGAGCAACATCTAATGTTATGCTTCCGCTGTAAGAATGATATCCCTTAGCAGTAGATGTTACTGTAGATAATTTATAATTGTCACGTAACACCGGAACCCCGTCAACTGTGACTGAGCTAGTGCCAAGACGTACATTTGGTGCCCATGTAAGCGGATACTGCACTCTTGAACCGGTTCCTGTAAATGTTTCAGTCTGCTCTAAATTAGTAATAAAATAATTTTGTGTAGTGCGATCAAACTTAACATTTATTTTAGTAGTACGAATCTTACTATCACCAATGATAGCTATTATCCGTGCTGGAGTTCCTGTTGATGAAACTCCGCCGTTAATGGTAACTGTTGGTGCGCTAATATAACCCTTACCATTTGTCAGTAATACAATTCGATTAATCTGACCATTAGCAATAAATGCTCTAGCAGTTGCTCCGCTTCCGCTAGTTCCAGAAATTGTAATTTGTGGCTCGTTAATATATCCAGATCCGCCATTGACAATTTTTAAATCAATAACACTATAGCCTACATTATCTAACCAATTCTTCCATGGATATGTGTTTACAATAGGATTATCAACGCTGATAACACCATTGGCAATACTTGTATTAATAGTCTGGAATAGATTGTTTGTGTATGTGCTAGGCAAATCAAAGTCAGTAGCCATTATCTCATTAGATTCTATCTTGTTAAAATTACTAATGTATTCTCTAATTTTAGTTCTGTATGGCTTGACTTCGTCAATGTAACTTTCAAAGTCAGCTAGATTATTAGGTTGATAGGTAACTGGTTGATCTAAACTACCAATATTGTGCATGGCTTTGACAAAACCAGTTTTAAAGACCCAATCTAATTCAGCTTGTTCTGAATATGCATAACGGATGCTGTAGAAGAACAAATCAAGGTATACAGTTTTTAATTCTTCTACTAGTAAATTATTTTTAATAGTATTAAGAATAATTCTTAGTTCTTTAGATGCAACTAGGTCAAAGTTTGTGCCGTCGTACAACCCGCCGTCATAGCCATAAATTGTATTAGTAAATTTATACAATGAACTATTAAATTGTATAGTACCATTTTGAATACCAACTACCTGGTAACTTTGTGTATAGTCAACGCTAGAACTATTGGCAAACTTCTTAAGTAAAGTCCACTCGCCCTTGTTGTTAGTCTTAACTTTTACAACTTCGCCGATGTTAACTGAAATGGTTGCTAGATCTGTAAATGTATTAACAACGTGAGTTGGACTAGTATTCTGGCCGTATCCAGTTGCATACCAATCTACTTTAGTCCAGTATTTTCTAACATCGTAATTTTGTGTTTGTGTTCTAGACCAAACTTGAGAAGCAATATCAAACGAATAAATGCTCCATGCATTACCTGCTTGAGTATCAGAATGCACTAGTACAGAATAACTTCTTACACTTAGAATAGTACTAGCTACAGACGCATAGCCTTCGCCCGGCGATACTACTGTTACAGACGTGATACTTCCCTTGGCATTGATATTAGATTTAAGAACTGCGCCTTGTCCTGTACCCGCTACTGAAATATATGGAGCATGGGCATATCCGCTGCCACTGTTAAGGATGATAACGCTGGTTATTCTTCCATCAGTCAGTACCGGTATTAGTTCTGGAACTACAAACGAAGTAATATTAATATAAGTTAATTCAGTATCGTAATCTTTTACACCATCATACAATCCTAGTTGAACACTTGGTTCAGCTTCGTATGAATCTAACGCACTTAAATTTCTGTTTTCAACTATTTGATTAGTCAACAGGGTTCTGTTAACCTGTTCTATTACCTGTTTCAATGCTTCATAACGATTAATAAACATTGATTGACGCGGTCTAAATTCTATACCGTATCTTAGTTTAGGTGGCAATGATAAGTCTGGAACATCTTTACCAGTCAAATCTTTTCCACATAAACTATCAAACCATTTTTCTTCAATTCTAGCTGGAATATAGCTGTTGATGTCGTTGCTTATTAATGCATACTGTCTATGTATATTTTTAGTATCTGCATTATCGACAGTCCAATACTCTACACTTAGAACTGCATCAGTGTGTTTTAATAAAGGTTTAATATTAGCTAGACTAAAACTGTTTGGACCTGTGAGTGCTAGATATTTGTATCCTTCACCTCTTGGATTTGAAATTAGGCTAGCAACAGAGCTTGCACTCAGGGTTCTTTTTCCAGTAGTAGGGGCGATTGTTTTATTCTTAACCCAGAAATAATAGGTATTCTTGCTAGTGTTACTAACATTATCATACTTGGTCACTAACGAATATGTTTCAGTCGTAGTGTATAATGATGTTCCGCTGATTCCTTGTGCAAGACCGGCTTCAGTATCTGCTAGGTTATTCCATTGTACTGGAGAATATTTTGATTTTACCCATTCGTAAATATCGATACTAGCACCTGGGAATATAGTAGCCCATAGGCTAGTTCTATAAATTATGTTGTCATCGTGGCCGTCAATAAATTTAGCAGTTTGTAGATCCCACCATAGTTGTCCAACTTGATCATCACCCCATGTCATGCCTGCTCTAACATTAACTGTAGAATCTCCTACATTATATACGGCAGGGTCATAGAACGACTTGTAGGAAATTTCTTGGTCTGCTGGGCCGGGGATTTTTCCCTGTAATGGATCAATAACATCTAAGTAAGATAACACTTGACTAGTTTTACGATCATAGATAAATGCTCGCTTGATTTTACTAATATCAACTTTATCTAATTCAGTATGTACTGATTTCCAACTGTAGACATTTGGAGTTTTTAGATATTCAAAAATTCTTCCTGATACTAGACTACTAGTAATTGCTCGAGGAGCACCGACTAAAATATTGTCTGTGCCTACTGAGAATCCTTTACCGTAGCTAGCATTTGCGCCTACTAAGTTTGATAATCGTTCGCTGAAAATAAATTTAGTATTATAGTTGTCGTAAATATCAATTCGACCACTATCATACTCATAGTGCCTAAAATTAGTTGCACCGCTGTCAAAAACAGTATCATCACTCCATGTTGTAGTAGTGAAGCTGTCGGCATTGGCACTATAAACTACTAGTGTTGTAGAATTGTTAACAAACTTAACACTAGTTCCAAATTTTTCAACTGGCTCAGGGCTTATGTTTGTTAAATTTTGTAAGAAATCATAAAGTTGAGATGTAGGATTATATTCATAAACACTAACTTCCCCAGATCCAACAAGTGGGCTACCAACAGCAATATATGATCCGCTGGTTGTCATATCCACCGATGTACCAAATCCATAAACTCCATTAGTTGTAGACAACAAGATCCATGCATTACTTACATACTGATAATAGTTAAATGCGCCGGCAACAGTTGTAGATGCTGTTTGAATTCCCGGTGCACCAATTACTAAAAACTGTCCGTTAGACGCTTGTACACTTGAACGATCTACGCCTAGGCTATGTCCAAACTGCGCCTGGCTAGCTGGTGCAGTTAACGATGATGTGTAAGCCCAAGACGGTATTGTAAAGAATACTAGTCCGTTAGGAGTACTGTCCGGTGCCGCATTGATAACAACGAATCCAGATTTAATATTTGGATAGTTAAATGTACCAAGCCCATATACAGTACCAGTAGTTAACTGATTTATAACAACAATGTTTAAGAATGATAATGTTGCTGGAACTTGTATTAGGTTAGCTGATATAACTTGGCTACCATCGGCCACTCCGTTGGCAGTTACCGTCATGCCAGGTGCAATACCTGTTAATGAATCAACACGGATGGCATTTCTACCAAACGTACCGTAACCTGATACTGATCCTGTATTAGGTTTAGTTAGATATACAATGGTTGTTCCGCTTAAGAAACTAGAAATTGTTGCACCAGAAGCTATTCCTGTACCTTCGGCTAGCATTCCTACTACTAGTCCGGTAACACTACCAACTGTGATATAGTTGTTTCCAAGGCCGCCCACTATGCCGGTAACCGCGGTTGCATTATTCACACCGGTAGTCACCGATGTTGCGCTTACTACTTGAGTAACATATTGATTACTGTAAAATCCAGTTCCTTTAAGAACCATACCGTTAACTATTCCGGTAGTGTCTGAAAGACCAATTACGCTACCTATTAGTGCATATGCTTCTGCGCCTGTACCCGAAGTACTAGTAAAAGAAACAAACGGTGATGTTAATAGATCGTATCCTGAGCCAGGAACTGTTACAGTCACCGCAGTAACACCAAATGTCACTGTGAATCTTGCACCGCTTCCTGTACCGCCTGTTACAACGTTATTTGATGTTAAGGCCGCGGTAGAATATATACCTGTGTCATATATCAACACTGATTGAATTGCACCTGTACCGGATATTTGTGTTACACGTAGTTTTGCAGGTGCCGTATATGTTCCGCCACTAATAGTTAATATATCGCCGAGAATATATCCAGCACCAGAATAAACAATTGGCGTAGTCACAGCTACCACACCTATAGTCGAGGTTGCTTTAGCAGGAACACTTCCTGATGTATTTGGAGTGCCGATGTTAACTGTTGGAGCAGTAGAATAGCCTGAACCAGGTTTGTCAACGACAATTTGTTTAACTGCGGTATTACTACTTGCAGATGGGTTATAGCTTGCAGACGCTTGTACAAAATTTTCATAGGTAAGCACATAGACTTTACCAGTATTGTTTGAATATCCCTCTGCTCCTACAAACAAATTATATGATGTAGTGCCGTCATCTAAAATCTGAGTTCCAAAAATTAAACTAGTTCCAAACTTTTCATTAGCACTAGGCGATGGGCTAACAATAGTATCAACTAATTGGAAAATATTGTTTAAATCTTTTTTGTAAATGCTAACTGCACCTTGTGCCGCTAGGGTACTATTAGTACCAGTAGCATCGATTGGTACATAATTTATAGCTTTCCAGTATGTCGATCCGCCGCTGAATATTACTGGGCCATTTACTGTTGATAACGTGTTCTTAGATAAAAATACATTTGATCCAACGTAGGCAGCTACCGCGGTCAATGATGCAAGGCCAGAACCTGTTGTAAGTTGATTAACAGACAGTTGACCAGTTAACGAACTTATAACTAAATGATTTTGTCCAAATATAACAAATACCGAAGTTAATGCCGCAGTAGTATTTGCACTAATAACTACAGTATTTCCTACAACACTTAGAACTGTAGTGCCTTCTGGTATTCCTGCAGTTGTTGATAATGTTTGTCCGGCATAGATATTTGCTGGAGTTGTTACAGTTAATGTATTAGAGCCGGCCAATGCTGTTACTCGACTTGCGGCATTTGCAAACGCTATTGATCCAGCTATTGATCCAGTAGTTAAATTATTGAAAAATACTAAACGATTAGCATCGTTACGACCTGTTATTACAGTCCCGTTGACTAGATTATTGCCCGCTATTATCTTCCATCCTGCGACTACTGCACTAGCTGATTGGTATTCTGCTGTTGAAATAAACTTAGCAGAATTAGCACCAAATATCATTCGCCCGCTAGGAGTACCTGTAGAGGTTAAAGTAAGTATAACAATATTGTTTATACTATCAACTAGAGATACTGTCGTGTTAGATGCAATTCCAGTTCCAACAACACTCATGCCTACAACAATGCCAGTTGTTGAAGATACTGTAATTGCTCGAGTATTAACTAGATCACCAAAAGTTAGTATAGTTGATTGTAAAATAACTCCAACTGTATTGTTTAATGTAATGACATTTGTAAGAGAATTAACATTTGTAACTATTGTGTTAGCTGGAATGTTTGTTCCAGTAATATTAATACCAACATAAATTCCAGACACACTAGTGACTGTTAATGACTGGGCTCCGGCGCTAACTGAAGTTGCTAGTGTTGTTTTGAAAACATAGTAGCTAGTAATTGCGGCCACAGATGCATCAGTCACTGTTGAATATACTACTTGACTTTTTGCTGTTGCGCTAATTTGCGGCGGATTATTAGCAGGTACACTAGATATTGCCTGATAGAAATTATTTTCCAAAGCGACAATATCATTGGTGCTATAAGTGTTTACAATGTTCCAAGAGTAAGAACCAGAATTAGATACTAGATGAGTAGAAGCATATCCGGCTCTTGGATGCCCAACTGCTAGCCAGGTTTTATCTGGGCTTAATGCAATAACTTCAGCCAACTTATCTAGAGTGTTTAAATTTCCACCAAACGAATCATTTTTAGAAACCGTAGGAGCTGTTACAGTTTCTCTCTGTATCCAATTAGAAGTATTACTAGCCTTATCGTATACTAATAATTCACCGTTGCTTGTTCCTGCAAGTAACAAGAAACCATCTTCTGATAACGCAACAGTTCTACCTAAATCTAATTGAGATGCTGGGTAAGCATATTTGATTTCTACAGAATTGTATACCGGATTGTTTTCCCAGACAGTCCATTTACCATTTCCGTTATCATCAGTCCATAATAATTCACGTGGTTTTAATATTCTTGGAAATACCGAGTCAGCAATATCGATTGAATAATCTTTAACATTTCCCTGAGCGTCATAGGTATTTCGAGCACGTTGTGTTTGTAACAAGAATATTAAAATTCTACTTTGCTCAGTAAACGGACTAGCTGGAGGGTTAGTTAATGTAGTTGTAATTGTAATAGTGTTCAGACTAACTGAATTAATTTTATAAAATCCAGCGAATCCAGTAACTTCTTTAATACCAATATAAGAACCAGCAGTTAATACATGATCGATATCAAATGTAATAGTTAATGTTGTACCCGAGTATGTTACATCTTTAACCACATAGTTAGCATCTGTAAATCTATAGACATTCCATGATACACCTTCAAAACCAACCCAGATGTAATCGCCTTCGTTAATTCCAGTAATATCCTGTGTCAAAATACTGTCTAAAGAATATAGTGTAAGTTTAACTTCATCTGGTCTAACATAACCTGCAGATCTTAAATATGGTCTATAGTTTTTAACCAGCGGCCATGGACTACTGTTGTAACCAATAGGTTTTAAATATATGTCGGTTGGCAGTTGACGGATTGTTAGATCGTAGTATGGTGGATCTAACGAATCTAATAGTTCAATCCCTTGAGGATTGCTTTTAAATTTAGATTCGTCAAGAACAAATTCAATATTTTCATAGGCTTTACTAGCACCGTACTCGCCAACACGCAATGCCCATTCTTCGTAGAATGTAATACTTTCTTTATTTTCGCTACTTAATACATCGAACAGTTTGCTTAGGACACTCTTTGTACCTTTCTCGCGAATCATTCCTTGATAGAATTTAAATTCGCTAACTGGATCTTGAATAATATTATTCAAGTAATCCCTCTGTTGATAACCTATTAGATGCTGTGCTACTTTTTGTTGATCGCTATCAAAATTGTCGCTATCAAGACTATAAAAATCTTGGAACTGTGCAACCTTATAAGTCCAGTTAGGAATTAATTTTGGAGACGGTTTACTTGATAGCTTCAACCATTGGGTAGTATCTAGTGTTTCTGCACCTGGGACAATATTTCCTGTAGGATCTGCTTGTAAATAGAATTGTCCATATTTTACAAGTTCACCAATATTATAATCTTTCCAAGGTTCCCATTCTGTTATATGTGCTTCATCAAAAATAAAACCAGGAACATCAAATCCACCATACCAGTTTATGCTAGTATATCCTGATACTTTGATTCGTTCTTGTCTATATCCAGTTTCTGGATTATAGATTGTATCGTTGAACAGCGTAGAATTGTCAAGCAATACTACTTGTTCTTTTTGTACTAGGTAAAAACTAGCACCAAAAATTCCGTCATTAGTTTTTGTTGTGTAACTAACTGCATTATCTTTTCTATATAGATTAATGAATCTAGGCTCTAACGGGGTGCCATCTACTTTAAAAATCTCGTAAGGATTAAAATTACTAGTAATGTCTTCAACAACTGCTAGTGTAGTATTAAACGTTATAGTGTCAGCGGCAGGACTTAAACTTAGGACCGCGCTTCCAACTGTGCTTAACCCATCTAATTTTGTATACTTTGCATCGTCAAAGATAGTACTAGCCGATACGGTTTGTATTGCTTGATAGTAGTCACCGTTATATCGAACGATTGTGTTGTAAGGAATATCTTGATTTGGTAACCAATCTTTCCATTTATTTTGCCCTACTGACCAATTCTGTGTAGTCCAGAACAAAAACTCTTTTGCGCTAGTTTCCCAGTTAGTTACTGCCTGTAATGTAGAATTAAAACTGTCAAAGATAAATCCTTCATCTTTTAACCATTCACCGTAGCCAAGAATAAAATCTACAACTGATTGTATGTTATAAAATTTAGTGCCATATGGAACTGTTACTAGATTATTTTTATCCCAGCTGGTTCTAAGTATAGCACTAGTTCCACCTACAATAGGAAGTGATCCTAATAGAACATAAAATTGTGCTTGGAAAACTGTAGTAGTTGTGTGTCTAGCTAACGAACGATAATATTTTCCGTTATACTGAATTATCTTTCCGGCTGCATAGGTTTGCTGGCCTTCCCATAACTGAAAGCTTTCACTAATACCACCTACATTTACAGTTATACCTGATCCAACATAGCCGTAAGATTTAAAATACGGTTGTGTTTTACTATAACCTTTGACTTCAAAACCATCAGTTAGCTTTGTAATAATAATACCGCTATAGGTTAATTTCTTAATGGCACTAGAACTGTTTAGAACTACTGAATAATTTTCAGGAGGTACAAACACACTTCCCTTGCTAACAGGAGTTCTGCTATCAAGTAAAAAGTTAAATTTTTCTTTGCTGGTAAATGCTCCAAGTCGATAGCTTAGTTGAGCATTGATATTATTAAGATCGTACTGATAAGAATTATAAGACTTTAGCGTATCGCTTAAGATATAGTCTACAATATAGTTAATAAGACCGGATGTTAGTGTAGATGATTTGCTAGAATATAAACTTGGTAAGACTACATCGTATGGACGAATTCTAAGATTAGTATCGGTATAAACAATTTGTCCAGCTAGGTTTCTCGATATTCTTGATTTATCAAGAAACACGCCAAACGTTTGAGCAGGTCTTAATAGTAAGGCAGTAATTATTAAACTAAAAGAATAATGACTGCTTCGACGCCATGCGGCTTCAACAGGACTAATATCACCAAATACAAAATCTGCGTCAGTTGCTTGTGTAATTAATCCTTGTGCTACGCCAATTGAATAAGGATCTAAAATATTTCCTTGATCGTCTACCGGAATATGAGCAAGCAAGTATGGTCTTTTAAACTTTGTAATCACATAAGGAGCTACCGCTGGATCTTTCACTAGACCGGCAGCAATATCTTGCCACATTATTAAGTTATCTTTAGTGTAAGGTGCAGGACCGTATAGTCCCTCCCACCAAGTAGGCTGACTAGTGAATCCTAACATCTCCCACGGTGCTAGATTTGGCTTATCTGTATCGTATAACCATCGATAGATACCTCTCCAGTATCCAGGAACTGGACGTCCGTCTGGTGCTGAATGCCCTTTATAATTATAGGTTAAAGGATTATTTCTATCATAGCTAAGAGGTTTAGTAAAATCTCTATCAATTAGGCTAGACCATTTATAAAAATTAGGAGCCAACACTTGATTAAATTCTGATAGACTATAATCATTAGATCTGTTGTAGCTAGGAATTAAGTCGTATAAATCAAATACTGATGCATCATATACAACTTTAATATTGTTATAGATTCGTTTTTCTAATTCAAGAATGATATTGTCTCGATAATCGCCATAGGCTAATATCTGACTGCCGTCGTGTCCTTGTATCATTAATCGCGGAGTAACTAGTGCAGTATCTGTATAAATCTTAGGTTCGTACTTAGGATAAATGCCTAGCTTTGACGGAGTTTGCGGGATATAACTTCCGCTAGTATTTTCATATTCTTTTATGGTAAGAGTATCACCCACTGCCTTGGTAGCAGTAACGATGACAAATCCCAACGGATCAAATGTATAATCTTTACCGTATATTAATTGAGTGCCATTTAGGTAAACTAGAACTGCTTTAGTAGATAACGATGTAAGAGAAAATGTTGCAGACAACGGGTATGATGTAATACGGCTGTCAACTACCTTAACATTTCTAGTGATATTAGCACCAAATGCTACCATGTCGCTAGAATAGTATGGACCGGTCGGTACTTTATCTTGTACTAGTTTTTGTAAGATAAGATCTACTTGTACAGCAGGTGTATCATCGATGCCAAGTTTTGTTGCCGCAATTATAAAGTTTCTTTTAAAGGTAACGTAGTCTTCTCTAGCTTTTTCTAGCGCACGGATAACATTATTTGCTTCAATTGTAATATGATATAATCCAAGACCGAGCGGGCCACTATGTTGAACGAATTTAGTTCCATAAGCAGTGCTGTTAGGCAAGTCTCTTAGGTTGCCATCTCCTGGATACATTCCGGAAAACTCATTTAGGTTTTCAACTATCGAACTTACATGGTCAATAACTTCGCCCAATGTAAATTCTAAAATTTCATTATTAACAGGATTGTTTTGAAGGTTGACAGGTATTTCGTAATGGCCGTTAGCATTGATCGGCTGATTAGCATAGGCTTTTATTGTTACAACATCAGTCAGTGAAACTGCTGTTTTAAATTTAACTATCTTATAAATTGTACCATTGACAACAGTATAATTCTTAGGGTCAACACGGACTCCGTTTAAGTAAACTTTAACTGTTAGATCTGACAAATTATTAATGTCATCAAAGATATCTATATTAAAATTATTAGTTAATTGCGAATTTTTATAGATTCGCAATGCTGGTTGGACATTAGAAATCTCGCTAGTCTTCCAACCATTAACATATTGTCTATTGCCGGCAAACGTTGTCTTGATTAAAAATCCAATATTTGTTTGTAAAGTAGAAATTACTTCGCCGTTCAAATAGGTGAATGTATCATTTGCTAGACCAAATCTAAAAACTATGTCGCCAATATTATCAATATTCTTATGTGATATTGCAAATCCTAGATTAGAATCAACTGCTCCGGAACCTACTTTATAGGAAAATATTTCTGTTCCAAAGAATGTAGAGCCTGGATATTTTGTAAGGTCGGCGAACGAAACTTTGTCAATGTCAACAAGATCAAACGCAGGTGGTTGATTATTTTTATTTTTTTGCTGTCCTAATTTCCAAACCGTACCATTGTACCAGTACATTGAACTTTGATGTGATTTTCCGCTCTTGACTAAAACAGTATTGCCTTCTACTGGAGTAATAGTTGGGATTAAATGTATTTGTCTATTACCGGCAATTGTTACAAAGTCAACTGTAAAAATTTGACTTTTTACATAGATGTCGTTGTCTGCTAAAAATAGTACTCGATGGCCCTGTACAAGAGATACGCCGTCAACAATATATCCTGTTGATCCTTCAATGGTACTCATTACGTCAGCAGTATACGTGTCAACTAGATCAACGTCGGCTATAGAGATATTACCAAAATTAAATAATTTTAAATCAGCTTCAAATTCAATAATTGGTCGAATCGCACGAGCATCTTGATTTAATTCTGGGACTGTGTTATTCAGCGTTGCACTTTGAATAATAACATCCTTGTGGAACCAGCGGTTGAATCTACTCCAAGGATTACGATCTTGGCTTGCACGATTAATAACAATGTAATCTCGAACTGCGGCAAACCCAGATGCTTCGGCAAAAGGTTTTGTGTCAAATGGTTCTTCGTCGAACGGTAGATCTTCGGTTACTGTATAACTTGTTATTATTTCAAGGTCTGTTTCTGCGACTAACTGAATAGCTGTTCCGACACCCTCTACGTACCACTTGCCAGTTGCGTACTTTGCCGGTGCAACTGTTCCGCCAAATTCTAATTTCATACCGTTACTTAAAGTAACGCCATTAGTCATTGTGTATGACTTCTTTCCTAATATCTCTGTGCTAACATCTAGATATGAATTATCTTGAATATCAACAATATTAATTGTACCATTTACGTCAGGATTAGCTTCGCTAACATAATATAAGATGTCGGGAGAATTAACAGGAACTGTAAATGTTAGTATACCCGATTCTATTTGATTATTTGTTAGCCCAGATGCTGGGCTATAGATATCACCGGTATCAATACTTACTCGTGTTTTAATAGTAAACGGGTTACCGGGACTATTAATATCAAACTTATATGTTTGGCCTCTATATAATGTAATAGTAGGGTTAGGTGTTAGTCCGTCAGGAGTAAGCACATATTGATAATTGCCTAGTTCGTTTTGGAGAGAAACTGTGTAAGTACTAACAATTTGTGTTGTTTGTCCGTATACTTTTATTACATCAGGTCCGTACGGTAACCAGTAATACTGATTAAAGTTTGCAAATTTATCCCAATCAATATGAGGATTCCAGCTGTAAAATTCTTGTTTATTAATTCTAGAATGATTAACAGTATTGGCGCCAAATACAGATAGTTGATTGATATAATCAATATAGTCTTTAAAATAAGTTGTGTTGCCTAATGCGTCTTTAACTGTTAGACTAGGTTCAAGCTGATAATCCTGTCTTGATTTATCAGCCGCAGTAACAAACACATCTGAACCTGTGCTAGATTTAGAATTCTGTCTTCCTATAAACCCGTTTACTTTTTTAACAGTACCAGGCTGTATTAGTTGGTCAATTGTTGCCTGAATGAATTTTTTATTAGAATCTGTTCTAAAAATTCTAGGTAACAGTTCTGACCCAGGACTGTTTGTAGAACCAGGTATAATATTATCAGCCATTTGTAGATCCGTATGTTGAGCTTGTTATGTTTTGGTCAGCTAATGATGCAGTACTTGTAGTAGTACCGGCTACACTCTTAATATTTGAAGTTGTAATATCTGTGATAATTTCAATGTCGTTAACGGTTGCTGTACTAATGAACAGCTCATTAGTAGCACTGGTAATTTCAAATAAACTACCAAAGCCTAATCCGCCTTGTCTTGGGACAATCACAAAACTAGCAATGTCCGGAGCTAGTTGTGTCATTACATAAGTTGATAGTTCCGAAAAATAGAAAGTATCACCAAAGTCCCAATTATCCAATACAAAGTATTGATTTATTGCAGAAATTATTCTAGATTTAATATCGTTATCGCTTAACACTTGATAAGCATTTTTAATCACTTTAAAACTTGCTTGTAATTCAGCGGCAGCGGATTGTCCAAATAATGTTTTATATTGCACAGGATGATATATTATTTCATCGCTAAGACTCTTTATTTGATTTAAAGTTGGACTTAGTGAATCAAATATCTCATCGCTACCAGGAGGTAATGGAATAGTCGTTAGTGCTCCGGCGACATATTGTCTAAACTGAGTATCGTAGTTCTTTGTTAATACATAAATGTCAATGATGTTACTAGCACCTGGATCAATTCGTGATTCGTAGTCTGCATTGTGGACATACTGGAACTTAAAATCTGATCTGCCTACATATACTTTGTAATCTAATGTTGGAACTAGAGCCGATGATGCTAGGTTAAGTTTTTTTACAACATCAGTATCTGCAAAATAAAAATATTGCCCGTCATTATAATTGGTCAATTGGCCAACAAATGTCTCTGAAGATAGTGCTATAACTTGTCCAATATTTTTTACATACTTGTAATCCTCTTGGCCCTGAGTTATTTGATATTTTTGTTGTAGAATATATGTTACAAGATTAAATGTTAATAGTTGGTTAGTTATATTAGCAGTATTGTTTAAATTTAAAGTTAGAGTATTTCCATTAATTTGTACAACAACAGCACCGGTAGCAATACCTTGTCCAACAATTTGCATACCTTGAACTATTCCATCTGCACTGGCAACTGTAATTGTGTTAGTAAAAATAATGCCAGTGCCGGTCGTAGTTAAGTATGGTGTTACTAGATCTAAAAACTGTTGAGGATTTACTAGCATTCCGTTATCTTCGTCTTCAGTAAATGCTACAATAAGTTTACTGCTGTCAACGTAGCCGTCTAATCCTGTCCATTCTTTAACAATATCCCAACCGTAATCAGTTGAAAACGGTGTAATGTCGTTAGGTTTTTTATTCACAGATAAAAGATTAATTTTATCTTTTACAATTCTATGATTTACAGTATCATATATCTTCTTACTTGAATCAAAGTAAAAACTAATTTGTCCTGCACTTTCAAAAATGTATCGTAGTTGTCTACTTACTACGGTATATGTAATATTGTCTGTACTAAACCATAAAATCCAGCTAGAGTCTTGATTCTGGTTAGTTGTATCGCCTTGTTTTGCTAGGTTAAAAACTGACGTAGTATTAAGATTATTTTCAAAAATAATTTGCCAGGTCTGTGTTAATGAATCATAACGCAAGCCAAATGGTTTATTAGCAAATATTAACTCTATCATAGTGTTTACTACAGATGAAGTTACTGTAGTAACCCACGGTGGTATGATTTGACTTAGCACAGAGCCTGTTGGTATTTCTACATTTAAAGTAATTGGTCCTAAACCCGATGTCAGTGTGCCAGTACCATTAGCTGTTCCGTTTCCAGAAATTACTGTGGCTTCTGCCCATAGATATTTTACGGCGCCGTCGACAAGATATCCGGTTCCTTGTGTTAAGGCGTTATAATTTGTAGTATCAAAATAGTAGCCTGTTGGAGCAGTAAATTTTACTAGACTACCAACTTGTAAGTATTTTAAATCTGTCGCTGTAAAAGATCCAGTGGCTAGTGGAATGCCTAATGTTTTATCTGCAATGTAACCGCTACTACTAATATTGTCCTTAGTTATTTGATTCCAAACTAAATTTAATCCAGTATTAATACTATTAATAAATTTACTATAATAAAAATTCTTTATGTTATGATCGTTTAATATTTCGTAAATGTCATTATAAATTGTATGTTGGATATCTGTTTGAGTTAGATAGGTAAACAAAAATTTATCTTCGTATTCTTCTTTATATAGAACACCGTCATCACCAAACAAAGTAGTTGATCCATATTTGCCTGTTGGATCAATGAGATCAAAATATCTTGATATACCACTTGTTGTTCTGTTGATGGATTTAACTTTAGCTATTTGTGTGCTAGCAGACAACGGACTAATATTATAATCCTCTGCTGTGATCATTCTGTTTTGTGTATAGTATGTTTG